GAGTGTCCTAATGTGCAAATGTCACTTAGCGAACTCTTCATCGAAGTTGGACAGCGTGAGCAATTGCCTTTCTTAGAGTTCTTGCTTTCGCCTGAAAACGCAAAACTAATCCGCACTGAGGTTGCACCCGGTGGCGGTAAATTAAAAACAGTACAAGCACGTTGGATTCAGCGTTTGCCTGAGACCGAAGTTGAGACAGATGGTGACATCTTAGCTTGTACCTCAACGAACACTTACGGAGACAGCACAACCACGTATACGTTGGATGTGACTGACACGTACCAAGCATCTCAGCTGATCAATGCTGCTGACATCGCTCGCCATTGCCAAGAGAACTCTCGCTATGTGCTTGAGTCGGTAATGCGTTTGATGGATGTACTTGATCGCAAGGTTGCTTCTGCTGCCGCTGTTCAGGCTGTTGCTGACATCGGAAGTTGGGGCACTGAGGTGTCAGGGTACTACACTGTAAGTGGTGACTGCTTGCGCGTTGCTACTCGCCAGACTGGCGGGCAAGCATTGAACGAGTTCGCCCTTGCTGACATCCTTCAAGCAACTCGCATGGCTAACTATCCAGGTGCGCCTGTGGTATTTGGTGGTGCTGAGATGCAGCGTTATGCTAACGCGGTGCAGGCTGGTTGCTGCACTCAGTTCGGCATCGACTTGTTGGCTATCAGCCAGCAAAACGGTTTCGGATTCTCTTACGATTCTCGCGTTGCAGCGGCTCAAGGTTCGCAGCTTAAAAACTTGGTAACTACTGCCGGAGCAATTCAGTGGTTATCATTTAATCTTGCTGATTGGAATCAGGGCATCACGCCTGTGGCTGGTTCAAACTACTCTAAGACCTTGGTGTTCACACCGGCTGGAGTTCCTGTTGACCTTACCATGAAGGATGATTGCGGTAATTTGTCGATTGTGTTGACTACAACTGGAAAGATTGTAACGCTTCCAACTGACATTTACGAATCAGCCGACAAGTATGCTGGTGTTAACTATGTGAACTGTGTTGAGATCGTAAACCCGTAATCGGGTTAATGAGCCTGCTATCCCAAGCGGATGAGGACTTGTTAACCCAAAGCGGATTGGATAATCTAACCACGCAATAAAGGGAGGGCTTCGTGCCCTCCTTTTTTTATATCTTTGTAAAAACTAAAGAGATGTGCATTGAATCACTACTCGGATTAAGAGACTGCGAATCACCAGAGCCATCGACTGGGCTCTACATCGATGACCTCGGCATTAACCAAACCTTTCTCGGGCAACTTATCACGGACCAATACCGCAACGGCGTTGAGCTGTTCGAAGATAAGCGAGCCTTTGCATGGCGCAAACTTTCATCAGATGTGCTGACTAAGCTCAGCCCAATGATGAAGAGCGACACGATAATCGAGAGTAAGCGCGTTGGGCAAGTTGTGTCCAATTATGCCAACGTGCAGACTGCGCTCGGTGCTGGCAATTATGGCGGCATCAGGTTGAAGATTGACCCGAATACGGTTAGCTATCTCAACTTTTACCTTGCCGACATTAACCTTGCAATCGATGCTGCTAATGTGAACGTGCCTATCTTGATATTCGATATGACCACTGGCAAGTTGATTGAAACAATCACCTATGCCGAGGGCGCGCTCGATCAGTTCATCGGCAAGACATTCACCTCAGCTAAGCGTAAGATGGACATCGCCATCGTCTATGAGTCAGATATCAACACGGTGAAGTTCACGCCAAAGAGAGGCACTTGCACAAGCTGCGGAGGCGGGATTAAGGAATCGCATATCTGTCCTTTCGTGGATGCGATAGGCATCGAGCTTACAACCGATGGCACGAATGTGCTGACAAGCAAATCGAGTAAGTACACCACAGGCATGAGCCTCACGTACAATGTGAATTGCGACCGCCAAGGATGGCTGTGCTCGGTAGGTGGCACGATGGCATTAGCGTTAGCCTATGCCACAGCGGTTGAGATTTACAACTATGCGCTAACGATTAGCCCGAATCAGCGAGTTAATACAACGGTTATAGTGAATCGGGGGCAGAACAAGACCGAGCTCATGGATGGAATCATGGCAGCTCGCGACATCGCAGCAACAAGATATAGCGAAGACCTCGGCGCTACCTTGCAGAACATGCGCCTGCCTGATGACACGCATTGCTGGGATTGCAGAAAGAACATGAAGTACGTTACAGCCCTGCCATAACATGCCGACACCCGCCGAAATTCAAAAGAACTTAGACTCGTTGTATGAGGGTTGGACATCGAAGTTCACAGCTTTGTATGGCCCTGTTCGTGAATTGAAGCGCATCATGTTTAAGCGGATATTCGGCACTGGCTCCAGCGGTGGCACAAACACGGCGGGCGAGAAATTGCCGACTGTGCCATACAAGACAACGCCGATATATGTAAGCCCGCGAGCGTTGGCATCGGCACCAAGTAAATACAAGGTCGGCAAACGTGGCGAGCCGATTAAGTCGCTGTTCTTTCCAGGCGGTTATGCCGAACTAAAGAAAGGCACTTCGCGCAAGTTACCTTTGGAGTTAACTGGAAGATTGAAAGGCGGCTTCCTTTCATCCGAGGTATTGACTGAAGGATTGGAAGCAGCGATAACAGTACCCGCATCCGAAGAGGGCAAGATTGATGGCTTAGAGGCGAAATACGGCACTATCTTTTTGCCGACAGCGGAAGAGCAAGCCGAGATGCTCGAGGACCATGCAGCCGAGCTTGTGCAACAAATCATTAATGCTATGAATAAATGAATATACTTTCCACCATTCTCGACAGGCTTAACCAACGCATTGAGGTCGGCAATATCTTCGATAAGATTTACGGCCTTAGCGAGCTTGTAGGCGAGGGCAATGATAAGGCGTGGGCGTTCTACATCGGCAACGGCCAAGCGATTCCTGTAACGGATTATGATGCGAAACAGGGCACTCTTTTTTGGGCCAAGCGTGGCAAGATTAACGTGACCAAAAACGATTCGCTCAAGCTGGCAGGCTGCCGCTCAATCTATGAGACACGCTTCTCGATGACGGCATACGCAATGGTTCGCAAAAGCCATTTACCTTGCGACTCAGCCGATGCACAGGACTGGGTGGCATCGAGGGTGCTTCGTTTAATTAGCGGCACTGACCCGCAATTCAAAACTGCAATCGGGGCAATCGCTTATGAGGTTGTGCCGAGCGGGTATCAAAATGAGATTAAGTATTTGCCAGTTAACTATGAGTGGGCAGCGGTTGCAATTGATGTGGATGTGAATGTCAGCACCTCATCCGAGGATGGCTGCTATGACACTTGCCAAACTGGCGATATTCCCCTGCCCGATTTCGAGCCATGTGAGCCTTGCCTCACATCTGTTGCTGTGGATGGGGTTACCATAACCGGCAACGGCACACCATCCGACCCGCTTGTGGCAATTGGTGGCGGTGGTGGTGGTGGCACATTGATAGCCTTGCCGTTTACGACTGACCATTTAAGCGCAACAGGCAATGCTTACGCGATTGGGAACATCGTTTGGTATAATGGCAATGTCTATCGGTGCATCGCGGCGAACGATTCAATCCTTCCAACTAACACAAGCTACTGGGTTAATCTTGGCGCTGGTTTTCCAACAGTTCAACAGCCTTCAGATTGGAACGCTACGAGCGGCAATAATCAGATATTAAACAAGCCAACGATTCCTGTACTACCAGCTACAATCGTTGAAGATGTAACAGCAACCTTGCCGATAAGCTCAAGCGGTGGCACTACACCCGACATCAGCATTACGCAAGCTGACTCAACCACGGACGGCTACCTAAGCTCGGCTGATTGGAATACCTTCGATGGCAAGTTCGATGTGCCAACGGGCAGCAATACTGACTACTTAGATGGAACGGGCGCACCTCAGCCATTCCCAACACTCACAAATGGCACGGTTACATCGGTTGCGGCAACTGTGCCAAGCCCGACAAATCCAGCATTCAGCGTTGCAGTACCTAACTCAACCACAACGCCAAGTGTTGACATAACTGCCAATGGACTTGTGAGCCAGTACGTGCGTGGCGATGGCTCACTCGCTAACTTCCCTTTAGGCGGTGGCGGTGGCGCATCGGTTAACTATTACCTAAACGGCTCAATCAGTCAAGGCACGATTGGGGGAAATGCTTACTTCCAAATGAGCAGAACTCCGATTCTTGGAGCTGGCACGAACTTCACGCGAACAAATGCGCAAGGCAATGGCTATATCGCGCAATTCATAACGGATGCAGGCGACCCGAATCTTTTGGCAATCCCTTCAGGAAATTGGAACTTTGAGACCTACTTTAACGCATCGAGTGGCGGTGGAAATCCGAGCTTTTACATGGAGCTTTACAAGTACGATGGCGCAACCTTTACGTTAATCTCATCAGGGTCTACAAATCCCGAAGCCATTACAGGCGGCACGGTAGTCGATTTATATGTTAGTGCCCTTGCAGTACCTTCGACTGTATTGGCTGCAACTGACAGGCTCGCAGTGCGCATTTTTGTAACCACATCAGGTCGAAACATTACGCTGCATACCGAGGACAACAACCTTTGCCAAGTAATCACAACATTTACCACAGGGCTAAACGCATTGAATGGCTTAACTGCTCAAGTGCAAAACTTCGCAACGGGCACGAGTGGCACCGACTTCGGCATCAGCTCGGCAAGCACTACCCATACATTCAATCTACCTACTGCCAGCGCAAGCAACAGAGGCGCATTAAGCAGCGGCGATTGGACTACATTCAACGGCAAGTTCAACACCCCAACAGGCACAACCTCGCAGTATGTGCGCGGCGATGGCTCGCTTGCTACATTGCCAACCTCGCCAACTGAAGACCAAATAATTCTACTCACTCAAATATTCTCCTAAAATGCCAACGTATTCGAAAGTTAAACTAAGCGCAAGCACAAGCGGCAGACCGATAAAAGTTGTTGCAACTGCATCAGCCGGAACAACCATACACACCACGCTCGGCTCTGCCTCAACCGATGAGATTTATCTCTATGCCAACAATACCGATTCGGTGCTGCGTACATTGACGATTCAGTGGGGTGGCACAACCGCGCCCGATGACAGCATCACAGTCGGCATTGCAGCGCTTTCGGGGATATTCTTAGTGATACCGGGGCTTATACTTGTCGATACCGGCTCGGCATTAACCGTTCGAGCATTCGCAACGGCGGCGAATGTCATCAATATAACCGGCTATGTAAATCGTATCGTATGAGGATTCTAACGCGGCGCGATACCGGGCTTATTACTAACTTAACCTTCGGCACGGCGGGCTCATTAGTTGACCCCGATGCGCAGGCATTCATCACTGCCGCTGGTATAACTGATGGAACGCAGCAAAATGCCATTAATACGTTGGTCCTTGCGTTGAAAACGGCATCTGTTTGGACAAAGCTCGAAGCCATATATCCAATGGTCGGGGGCACTGCCACAACTCATAAGTTCAATCTAAAGAACCCGGCTGATACCGATGCAGCCTATCGCTTGAATTTCGTTGGCGGCTGGACTCACTCGACTAATGGTGCGCTGCCGAATGGTACCAATGCTTACGCTGATACCTTTTGGCTAAGTACACAACAAAACTCTGCGAGCATGTCCTTTTATTCACGAACCAATACCACTGGTTTATTTCACGAATTCGGAGCTGGGCAAGGTGTTGGCCCAATTACATATGTACTTATAAGATTAAGTGATTTATTCTACGGGGCATTCAATGAGACCGCAGGTAATACCGTTGCAAATACAAGTTCAACTGGGCATTACTTGGTGACACGAACAGCCAGCAATGTCGTTAAACTGTTTAAGAATGGTTCAGTTTCTCTGAGCGGAACAACTGCGAGCACAGGCATTCCGACTGTTAACATGGTAATCTCAGCATGGCGGTCTGACCCGAGTACAATATCTCGATACTCAAATAGACAGTGCGCATTTGCCACATTGGGCACAGGATTAAACGATACCGAATCAGCTAACCTATACACAGCGATTCAAGCATTCAACACCACATTAGGACGGCAAGTATGACACAAGTATACCAACTAACACCCGAACAAGCTGAGCAATTACGCGGCGTTCAATATGTCGCAGATATGACATTCAACCCGATCGAAGATGCGAATGGCAATTGGATAATAAGCGGCGAAGAGGTAAGCAGCACAACCATCGAATGGGTGAAGCAATTGCCAGCGATTGAATATATTCCAAAAGAAGTATTACCTTTGTAAAAACTTACCACTATGGCAGGCGTAAAAGTAACCGACTTAACACCCTTAGCAACGGCAGCGAACGATGACATCATGTATATCGTTGATACAAGCAGCAATACATCGAAGCAAATCGAGGTGCAAAACATCTACGCGGGTATGCCGCAGTTTGATAGTGGGAGTTTCACGCCTACACCATCTGACGAGGTGGATTGCACTGTAACACCTATTCAGGCATTCTACCAACGTATTGATAACATTGTAAATTGCAGCTATTATTTACAGGTTGATTTAGCCACAGGAGAAACTTTGGGCTCGTTCAATTTAACGCTTCCAGTAGCATCTGATTTCACGCAGGCAAAACAGCTGTTCGGTATAGTAGCGCATAACGATGACCCTGCTGAATTAACTCAATGGGGGCTAAGTGCAGACACCACAAATGACAAATGTTCGGTAACCGTTAAAAGCACTACAACAGCATACAGTTATTCGTTTATTTACATAGTAGCTCAATACGAAATTTTGTAATGCGCTCCACCTCAATTCTCGGGCTTAATTTGATTAAGAAGTACGAGGGATTGAGGCTCTCAAGCTACCTATGCCCCGCCGGAGTGCCGACCATAGGCTACGGCTCGACACGATACCCGAATGGAAAGAAGGTAATGCTCGGCGAAAAGCTGAGCGGCGAAAAGGAAGCAACGCAATTGCTACTATCCACGCTTGACCCATTCGAGTCAGCCGTCAATAAACACCTACCTAATCTCAACCAATGCCAGTTCGATGCGCTTGTGTGCTTCGCCTATAACGTAGGGACTGGCGCATTGGTTAAGTCAACGCTGCTAAAGAAAGCCAAAGCCAACTCAGCGGACCCGAGCATCCTCGATGAGTTCCTTCGTTGGAACAAGGCGGGCGGGAAGGTGCTCTCAGGGCTGACCAATCGCAGGCGCGAAGAGGCGAATCTCTATTTCTCATTGTGTAATATTTAGCGGCATCTTGCCCCAACGCCGCGCTGGCGTGTGCGTATATTAGGTATGCGAAAAAGGGCTACCAAACCAAGGCGAATACTCGATGTGATTGTGAAGCACTGGCGTGGCACAATCGGTTCGCTTATGATTTTGGTGTCCATCTTTTTGCTAATCTTCAAAGTGATAACAGCCGAGACATTAACCGCCATCATTGCAGCACTATTAGCAGCAGGGTACATACCAAAAGCCAAAAGCGATGCAACAGATTAGAAGAGATACAATAAAGGTAGTGCGTTACAGCAAGCTCAACATTGACACGATGAGCTGGGAGGCTGCTAATGCAGACACCTCATTCGCCCAAGCGAATCGTGAGAGCTTTCAGGCGGTCATGGCACAGCCGGCAAAGCCGAAAGTGCTAACAGCATTCGACACGATTCAGCCGTGTGATGTATCTTTATACCCAGCCGCCACGTATTACATCCCGAAAACTCACGCTGTAAGAAACGAGCCGGAAATGCCAACGCCTATGAATTACGATATACTCGCTAACGGAATTGTGCTGACCTTCACGATGCTGCTTACCATCAAGTATGCGCTCGGATGTGTGCCAGCATGGCGTTCATTAATTGCGGATTTACGTTCGGTTTAACGTATCTTTGCAGCATGGCATCGCTGCACATCCTTGAGTCATCAATTGACCTCTTCTATGTGATCACCGACAGGGATGGCAACATCGTCACCACGAATGACCTATTCCGCGAGTACTCCAGCCACATAAAGCCCGGCAATATCCTCGACATCGCAGCGCAAGATAGCGACCGCGATGAATTGCTTGCAGCCATTCGCAAGGCGCAAAGCAAATCGCCTGACCCGATTCGGGCATACGCAAAGACAAAGCAGAAGATTGCATCCGAGCGGTTCAACATGTGGAATGTTTACGCGATTGTCGATATGCTGCACTTCATCGGCATTCAACTGGTCGATGTTACTTCCATAAGCAACCACGAATATGAACGGCAAAAGATGCTTCTTGAAGAGTTCCGATTTACCCTATCGCATGAGCTTCGGCAGCCGTTGACATCGATTGGTGGCTTGGTGAAAATGATAAATGAGCATACATGGGCAACCGATCAGGAGCGCGATGGTGTGATGAAAATGCTCGAAGATAGTGTTGAAAAGCTCGACAATGTGATTCGGCTGTTAGTTAAGAAAGCAACACGGCAATTATGAACAACCTACCAGCGACCGATTGCGAATGCGATGAGCGACTTGTGAAGGTGCTGGCAGTTTACATTGCCGAGAAGTCAATGCCGATTAAGGTGGCGGGCGATATATTGCTCAACGAGCTGCGCGATAAGAGCACTTACCTCAAACGATTAAACGAACTGATAAAATGCAGCAAAGCAACGTAACCAGTCTCAGCCTATTAGTAATATGCTTATTTCTTTTGCTGCTTTTGATGCGCACTTGTGGAGCATTAGGCGAGGCCGAAAGCAATGCGATGTATCTCGATTCGCTCAATAATGAGTATGTGGTGCGCATCAATCAGGACAGCAGTTGGATATACTCGCAATCGATTCAGCTGGCAATTGCAGGGGCAAGGATTAAAGCACTCGAGCTGCGTGAGCCTGAGGTGGTAATACGCTACCAAACGCGGACCAAGATTAAGACCGAGATTCAACTCGGCGAGACCGTGTACATTGACAGCTTTCCGCACCTTCGCCTGCCTCGCACCTTCCATCGGCCGGGTAAGTGGCTCGAGATAGGTGGGCAAATTAACCGCTTAGGACGGCTTCAGTTGGACTCAATTATCATTCCGGTGTCTTATACCGTTGCGATTGGAGATACGCTGCGTAAGGGCTTCCTATCGCGTAAGCGTGATAAGGTTGTTAGGCTTGGCATCGATAACCCTTATGTGACCGTTACCGGCATGAATAACATAATCGTGCCCGAGCCTCCGAAGAAGTGGTACGAAACACGCGCATTCGCTTTCGCACTTGGTGGCATTACAGGATTCGCAATTGGTCGCGCAAAATAATTGCGTTGATTATTAAGCACTTGCGATTTTTCGCGCTGGTGGTTTACTTTTTTCTTTGTTTAAGTATTGTGAATTCAAAATAAGGATTTACATTTGCCTCAACAAAACAACGAAAAATAAACGCCATGACAACAACAATCAACTTTCCGCAATCTTACAAAACAAAAGACGAAGCTTTCGAATTTGGAACTGGTGACAATTTCTTCATCTTAGGAAATGGTGAATGGATTTGCATTTCAAGAAACGATCCTGAATTCATTAAAATGCTTGATGCTGGAATGAAAACAGAATACATGCTTTATCTTGAATCATTAAACAACTAAATTTCACGGGGGCCTAACCGCCCCCATTTCTTTCTAAACATTTCAAATATAAATAAACATGAACACACCAGAACTATCACCAGCGACAACCTTCAAGAATTGGAAGGGCACTGAATTTTTCCATTACAACCATCTCACCGGCACAATGGTGATGGTTGTAAATGACGGCTGCATCAAGGGGCTTTACACCCGATGCGACAGCCAAGCAGCAAATCTCGCACGCCAGTATCACCGCTCGATGGAGCACGGCGTACCGCCTGAGAAGCGCATCTATGACCCTTGCAACATGGAAGAATTCCACAACCAGTTTGCATATGTCACTGAATACCTTCACGAACAATCAACTCAAGCACTTTTAACCTCAATTTAATCTTTTTACTTATGAAAGCACCAGTAAACTCAGGCGGAAGTCAAACCCGCCAAATCGCACCCGAAGGCGCATATCCTGCGCGCTGCTACCAAATCATCGACAAGGGCACTACCTTCGATGAAAAGTGGGGCAACAAGAAACGCAAAGTTCAATTCCTCTTTGAACTGCCAACAGAGACCGCTGTGTTCAGCGAGGACAAAGGCGAACAGCCCTTCTATGTGAAGACAGTATTCAACCTCACAATGGGCGAGAAAGCATCCCTTCGCAAGTTCATCGAGTCATGGATTGGCAAGAAGCTCACAGATGCGCAAGCCGCTGACTTCGACATCACCAAGCTACTTGGACATCCCGGCATGGTTAACATCGCCCATAATGGCAAAGAGGACAGGACATACGCCAACATCATGAGCATCTCTCCGCTTCCTAAAGGCTTCGCTTGCCCGCCTGCAATTAACGAGCTGCTTACCTATGACACAACCGAGCACAATGCTGAGGTATTCGCAAAGCTGCCGGAGTTCCTTCAGGAAGATATTCGCAAGAGCGATGAATGGATTGCGCGAACTACCGCCAAGCCAGCTGTGCCAGCGCCAACGTGGGAGGCATCAGCCACAGACTTCGATTCACTATTCTCAGAGTCAGACGATAAGAGTCCATTCTAATTTCTAACCACAAAAAAAGCCCGGCATACACACTATAGCCGGGCTTTTACTAATACAAAACACATGAACAGTATCGCAAAGATAACAATTCCTATCGAGAAATTGTATCAATCAATAAATTCTCCCGAGACATTAAATGCTCAGAGGCTAACGGCTAACATTCAGCCAATCGAAAGCCAAAACCAATACACCGCCGCATCCAACGCCATCGCTCAGGTTAACGCCGCTGTCAAAGCTATACAAGATGCGCGTAAGATGGTCACCGGTCCGCTCGATGCCTATAAGAAAGAGCTCATGCGCATCGAGTCAGATGCCACCGAACCGCTCCAGGCTTTCATCGCATCGACCAAAGCTGAGATGCTGAAGTACACTGCCGAGCTTAATCGCAAGCAGCAAGAAGAACAAAAGCGCATTCAGGAGCAATCCCGATCGATAGCCGACTTGACCGATCAGCTCGCTAATGTAAGCATCCAGCACAGCCACATCAAAGGCATTCGCACAATCCGCAGAACTCGAATCACTGGCGAAGTGGATTGGATGAAGGTGCTGAGTGTCCTATTCGGTTCGGGAATGTACAAGCCCGAAGACCTCACGCAGAACTTGCTCAAGGCAATGGAGAAGTGCGGAGTGACCGCCATCGCTGGCATTGAGATTTACGAAGAACAAATACAAACCATAACACGATAAAACATGAAACCAGTAAACAACAAATCTCTGCTCCATTTTATTTTTGATCAAATGGAGAAACTTGACAAAAACGAAATAGCAGTTGACCAAGCGAAGGCACAAGCTAATTTAGCAAAGCAGGCAAATAATTCGTTAAAGTATGAGCTCGATAGGGCATCAACTCAAATGAGAATTGAAAGCCATAATCGAGAATTTGGAAGCTCAGTAAGTTTGAGGGAAGTTGAATCTAAAAACTTTGAGGAATGAATGCTGAAAAAATAGTTCACACATATGGCGAATGTAAATGCCTGCCACATGAAAAACACATTGACAGATATTTTTCAATAACAAGCCCTTTCGACCATATACAACAGCATATTCAAGTTTGTAATTCGTATATAGGCTTATTGATTAAAGAAAAATACTTTAATAACGATTGGCGTAATGCTTATGATTATTGCGTTGAATCAATAATAAAAGAAGTCTTTAGCTGGGTTAAGGAATTAGAACTTAATTATAGTATTAAAAGATATCATACAACCAACAGTTATAGTTTTATTACAGATGGTTTTTGGTTAAACATATGTGATTACCCTAAAATATCAATAACTGCAAAATATACAAAAGCCTCTGAAATAATTTTAACCGGTAATGCAACTAATGATTTTGTAAGAGATTATTGCCATGGGATAAAAAATCATTTAGATGGCAAAAAAACGAAAGTAACTTCTAATTTATGGAGCCTGTTGTACAACCTTGAAAAATATCCTTACCGAAATAAACCATTGGTTTTGGATATTGCTAATGAGATTCTGAATATTGAAATCAAACATAAAACACGATAAAACATGCCAACTAAAATGACAGCAGTTGAATGGCTGCGACTAACCATTCAGAACAAGCTCGCATCCGAAATGGGGCCTTTCTTTGCAGAGGCATTCGAGACTGCTAAGGTAGTTGAGCGCGAATACATGATGCAGATGTACAATGCCGGAAAAGCGGAAGGCATAATCGAAGGGCCGCAAACAGCTAACGAATATTTTACCGACACTTATGGCAACTAAGACAGCAGTGCAGCAACTAATGACCGAGCTAAGAGAATTGCATCCGGAATTCTTTGAAGTTCATACCGACAAGGGCAGGCAGTTCCTGAATAACTTTCACAAGTATATTGCAATTGAGAAGGAGCAGATAGTTGATGCTTTTGATAATGGTACTAAAGAATGGAATCCAATCGAGTATTCAGATGGGCAACATTACTACACCTTAACCTACGAATCATGACACGCGAAGATTACATCAACTACCCAGCCGTAAGCGCAAGCCGAATCAAACGGCACTACACTGGAGACATCAGCTACGCTAAGGCATCGCTTAACTATGGCAAGGACTTCCACTACTCACTGCTTGAGTGCGACTATTCAGAGATGGGCGATGCAGTGCGCAACACCTACGATGCAATTCACCAGGTCGAGCTGCTTGGTGAGCTGTTTGACAAAAGCGAAAAGGAGCGCATCGTGGTGACTGAACTTACCTTTGGGGATAAGACCGTGCTCGCCAAAGGTGCGATGGATATCTGCTGGGATGAGATGAAGATCATCGCTGATGTCAAGACCACAACGGCGAAGAATCTGCAAGCCTTCGCTGATGACATGATAAAGCACTTCAACCATGTGCAGGCTGTGTGGTACTGCATGCTGATGGGCTGGGATCCGAAAGACTTCTACTACATCGGCGTGCCTCCAAAGGTGAAAAAGTCGGGGCAGTTCAAAGACCTCTACCTATACCGCCACAACCAGCAAGAACTCGACCATGCCTTTCAGCTAATCGCAGGCTTTCTAAATCAATTCGATGGCAATTATGGGAAGTAAGCGACACGGCCAGCTGGTCATCGATTACGTTGTGGAGTATTACTCGCACACTAAGACGGCAGAGATTGCCAAAATTCTTGGCATATCTGAGTCAAGCGTTTACAACATCGCGCACAAGCTTGGTCTAAAAAAAGCGCCTGAGTATATCCGAGAGGTGCACGGCAAAGTTGTGGCAATTGCAGGGGTTAAGAATAGATTCACCAAAGGACACACCCCTTGGAACAAAGGTGTGAAGGGCAACAACAATGCACCCGAGTATACGCACTTTAAGACTGGCCACATTCCGGCAAACTACAAGCCTGTGGGATGGACTCGCATCGATTCTGAAGGCTATCACTGGACAAAGGTCAAAGAAGGGCTCAATGGCTGGGTGATGACTCACCGGCTTGCCTGGGAAATCGAGAACGGCCCAATACCGAAAGGCAAATTCCTGCGCTTCATAGATGGCAATAAGGAGAACTGGCAAATCGAGAACCTCATGCTGGTAGATCGCGAAAGCAACATGCGACTTAACACCATCCATCGCTATCCTGAAGAGCTAAAATCAACAATGAAAACAATTTCTAAACTCAAAAAAATACTTAAAAATCATGGCAAGGAACAAGATTGAACACCTAAGAGACCATCTATTCGAAGTAATCGAAATGCTCAAAGATGGTGACATGGAAATCGAAAAGGCGAAAGCCATCACCGATGTGGCTCAGACGATCATCAACTCAGCAAAGGTTGAGGTGGATTTCATCAAGACCGTGCATGGCAATGGCTCGGACTTTATACCAATGGATAAGCGCCTTGATTCATGACACTTCGCCCCTATCAGGAGACTTTCATCAATAACATCGCAGCGAGCCTGCGCAGCAATCGCAAGGTGGTTGCGCAGCTCGCAACTGGTGGAGGCAAGACGGTATGCTTTTCTGCTATTTGCGACCGCTTCACAGCACGCAACACAAGCGACATCCTAATCCTTGTGCATCGTGAAGAACTACTCGCACAGGCCACGAAAGCCATTCGCATACCCACGCAATCTGTAACCGCTGGCATGAAGTCAATCCCGCATGCTCGCGTTTATGTGGCAATGGTTGAGACTGCATACAAACGGCTGGACAAGTTCACTAACATCGGGTTGGTGATTGTCGATGAAGTGCACATCGGCAACTTCACCAAGGTCATCGAGCACTTCACCTCTCAGTACATCATCGGCTTCACAGCAACGCCATTGGCAGCTCGCAAGACCAATCCCTTGCGCAACTACTTTGATGACATCGTGTGCGGCATCGATATCCCCGACCTAATTGAGCAAGGCTACTTATGCCCAGAGCTGACCTACTCAGCCGCTCAGATTGTCGACCGCGCAAGGCTGAAGATGAAAGCGGGCGAGTTCGATGCAGCACAGATGGCAGCGGCATTCAAAGCGCCTAAGTACATCGAGACAACAGTTAACGCATACAAGCAGCACTCACTCGGCCAAAAGACAATTATCTTCAATTGCAATGTCGAGCACTCGATGGCCGTCAATGCAGCATTCCAAGCCGCTGGATTCAACTCGCGCCATCTCGATGCTGACTCGCCTGATCGGGCTGAGGTGCTGCAATGGTTTGCCAACACGCCAGATGCAATACTCAACAACATCGGCATCGCCACTACCGGATTCGACCAGCCCGACATCGAAACAGTAATCGTAAACAAGGCCACAGCATCAATGCCCTTATGGCTTCAGATGTGCGGGCGCGGAGCACGGCCACATTCCGTGAAGCTCGCATTCACCATCATCGATCTTGGTGGGAACTGCATCACGCACGGACTTTGGTCATCGCCTCGCAACTGGAGCAATATCTTCCACAACCCGAAGAAGCCAGGCGAAGGCGTGGCTCCGGTGAAAGAATGCCCTGATTGCGGCGCACTTATGCACACCGCTGTTCGCCTTTGCGATTGCGGCCATGCTTTCCAAGTAATCAAACCAAAGGACGAAGCCATCGAGAAGTTCATCCAAGTTAGCAAGGCTATTGATGTAAAAAAGATAATCGAATCAAAGGCACATAACAAGGAGTACCGCTCTCTCTTTGTGTTAATTGAGCAAGTTTTTAACAAGGCTGTGCGCATATTTCACAATCTAACACATCAGCACTACGCACAAATCGAAAAAGAAATTCACGAACTTGCGAGGCTCTGGTGCCGCGAAAAGGGTAAACGCTTTGACCAATACCACAGGCAGATCATACAAGACAAACTCACAGAACTATGCTCATCTCACAATACAAAAACATCTATGACAATCAAGACATTGACATCGAACTCAGTTCCTTTTTGGAAGGAGTCAGAACAGGCAAATGGCAGGACATAGTTCTGCAAGTTAGGTCAACACCTGACAAGGCCGAACGTGACAAGCTCAAGAAAACCGCACCGCTTGTCACCATCAGCGGCTCATTCTCGGCTCGAAAGGACGATGCCATCCGAGCGCACTCTGGATTCATTGCCATCGACATCGACAACATCGACAATCCTGAAGATACCAAGAAGCTCGTACAAGGCGATTCTTACGTTTACGCTGCGTTTACTTCCATCAGTGGACATGGACTATGCCTGATAGTGAAAATCGATGGCACACGCCATCTCGATGCGTTTAATGGCATCGCATCTTACTTATACCACACCTACCAGCTCATCGTTGACCAATCCGGAAAGAACGTATCGCGTGCTCGCTTCATCTCTTATGACCCTTGGATTCACATCAATACCAAGGCCGTCATGTTCAAGAAGTACCTCGCCAAGCCCAAAGAGCGCAAGCTCGCTAAGGTAGCGGTAGTTAAAACCGACTTCGATGCCATGATCGCCGCGATGGACCGCAAAGGGCTTAACCTCTGCGAAGATTACTCCGAGTGGATTCAAATCGCATACGCACTGGTGTCCGAATTTGGCGAAGGTGGTCGCGACTACTTCCACACGCTGTCATCGCACTCTTCCAAATACAACTCCGATGACTGCAATGCCCAGTACACTGCATGCCTAAAGAACCACAGCGAGAGCAAGGGCAAGCGGTCCACAATAGCAACCATTTACTACCACGCCAAGCAAAACGGAATACAGGCATACTCCGAGCAGACCAAGGAGATACTCCGCGCTGCGAGCTCGCAACGTGCCGCTGGACTTTCGCCTGAAGCCATCGTGCGCAGCCTCGAAGTGGCAGGCATCAGCCCGGAACAAAGCACGAAAGTTGTCAATGAGATAGTAGCAAAGGATATTAAATTCAAATCGGAGAACGTAAGCGCTGACATTGCGGCATTTATCCGAACTTTCGACCTAAGAAAAAACGTAGTTACGCGCAAGATTGAACTCAACGGAAGGGCCATCGATGACAGTGACATTAACTCGATTTTTCTCGATTGCAAAGCCGTATTCAAAGAGTCCACAAAAGACCTGGTTACTTCCATTATCTTTTCCAATCGCATCGACTCATACAACCCGCTGCATGAGTTCTTTGAAGATGAACTGCACACCGAGGACGAATGCCCGAACCTTACACATTTGCTTAACAGCGTAATCACTGACACACCAAATGCTGATAAGTGGATCTGCAAATGGCTGGTTTCTGTGGTAGCATCTGCCTATGGCAACCACTCTCCATTGGTGCTGATATTCTCAGGTCAGAAGCAAGGCACAGGAAAGACACACTGGTTCCGCTACTTGCTACCCAAGCAGCTCAGGTACCTATTCGCTGAGTCGAAGATGGATGCCGGAAAGGATGACGAGATTCTTATGTGCCTGAAACTGATTATCCTCGATGATGAATACGGCGGTAAGTCCAAAAAGGAAGAGAAGCGACTCAAGGAGCTAACATCGAAGGAGTTCATCAACGTGCGCGAACCCTATGGCCGCGTGTCGCTCGACCTTCGTAGGCTTGCAGTGTTCTGCGGTACATCGAACGAAACGCAGATACTCAACGATCCAACTGGCAACCGTAGGCAGATACCTATTCACATACTTGGGATTGACCAAAATGAATACAACAAGTGCGATAAGGTTGCCCTATGGCGTGAGATTTATGCCATGTATCGCAACGGCTGGGATTACACAGTATTGCGCCAAGATATCGAAGAGCTCAACCAATCAACTGATGCGTTCAAGCACTCAACACCTGAAGAGGACCTAATCCACAAGAAGCTGAGTCCGGCAAATTCCGAAAGCTATGGCGAGTGGATGTCGCTAACCGATATCCAGCAGTACCTTATGATTGAGACAAAGTTCAATTACCTAAACACGCAGCGTATCGGTTCGATATTGACTTCATTAGGCTATACGCAAGACCGCAAACGCCGTGGAAATTCGATTGTTAGAATGTACTTTATCAATAAAAATCCGATGTGATATGTTGCCAGTGTTGCCACTTTGTTGCCACTTCAAAAAAGCAAGTGGCAACACTTCAAGCCCAATGATACCAAGCTTTATAGCCATTTGTTGCCACTGTTGCCACTTACTTTTCATACCTTAACAATATTTATACACACACACACACACACATGCACACACACACACATATTATACTAACAGGGCTTTTTTTGGCTCAAGTGGCAACAAATCGCTGTAATCATTGCAGCGATTGCGATACAGAAGATTTTTGGGCTGTACAACCTTGTTGCCACCTTACTAAGTGGCAACAATTATGAGCGAAGTAAAAGCCCAATCTAAAGCATTCACAAACCTATGGAACGCCCGCCCCGACTTGCGTGGAAGAGTATTTGCCATCAATAATAACAGCGAGAACGGCATCAAAGGTGCAATGAACAAAGCCATGGGAGTTGTGTCTGGCGTTGCCGATATGTGCTACCTGAAACCGGAAGGTCGGACATGCTGGATTGAATGGAAGACCGACACCGGAAAGCAGTCGGAAGAGCAAAAGCGATTTGAAAAGATTTGCCGATCACTCGGCCATGAGTACCACATAGTGCGAAACGAAGAAGAATTCTTAAACATCATAAACCATGACTAAGTATGACAAGATAATTCACTACATGACCGATATGCTTCCAGATGAGGCAACGCTTGTGGATGGGCCGCTAACTTACACCTCAACGCAACAGGCGCACAAATCGCTTGCGAGGTATCTGACAATAGCTGAGCATGGCACATCAGTGCATCGCACATACACGATTAAGGCATTGAACTGGCTGAGGCTTCTGCACAAGAATAATATTAATTTGCAAAACACAAACAAATAAATACCTTTGCACAATGAACACACAAAAAAGAGGCGGTAGGCGATCAGGTGCCGGGCGTAAGTCGATGTACGGCGAAGCCATGTCAACGATATCCTTCCGCGTTCCACTATCAGCAAAAGAGACCGTGCGCATGATGGTCCGCAATTATCTTTCCGGCTTGACCATTAAACCAAAGAAACACGAACCGGAACACGGTTGCTGAACTTTGGCACGATAAATGCAATACACAATCAAAACACACACACTATGCCAGACTACTTAGAGTACAAAGAACAGATGTGCATTAAGCACTTCGGGATTGAGACAGTGAACACTGAACATCCGAATTTCTTAATATATCTCAGAGACATGCAATATGCTCCAGCGAACAATGAGCCAATCCATGACGATGACGAAGAGCCCGAACTTGATTGGATAGATTTAGATTGCATGCGATATCACTCACGCAAAGATGACTAACCAAACCACCAGACTCAGAGCCGGCATGTTTGTCGACTCTGAGTACATGCGCGACCATTGTTACTTTGGTTACTTAACGCATCCGGCACTCGAGTATGACATCGCAGTTGGCATTACCATTGACGATGTGCGCAAGTTCAGCAAGATCAACAAACTTGTTTTAAGCAAGGAGCGAGATATCGAGTACAAGCTCGGCATCCTATTGCCAACCTCTGACAAAAGCGGCATTGAGGGCTTCACGGCAAAGGCTTTCATCGATGGTGGCCTGCATGACTTATTCATCTACCAATCGCAATACGAAGAGATTGTTGAACGAGGCTTCAGCATCAACATCACGCAAGAGGGGAAGATGTACGAAAATTTAGTAAATTTGTAAATTATGCCACTATTCCAAGGAGACAGCCAAGAGGTAATCAGCATGAACATCCGCAAGCTAATTGGCGAAGGATATCCACCTCAGCAAGCGCAGGCAATCGCACTGGCTGAGGCTGAGAAGTACCGCAAAGCACGTAGAAGGTAAACAGGGTAAAATCAGGGAAAATGCCAAAGGGAATACCACCAGAGCACACCAAGTTCAAGAAGGGCGAAAGCGGCAACCCTAATGGCCGACCGCCTAAGCTGCCCGAGCTTCATGTGCTTTTGGCTAACGTGCTCGGCAAGGAAGGCAAGGATGGGCTGACTGCCGCTGAAGAGATACTCAACGCATTGCATGCAAGAGCTAAGAAGGGAGACACCCGCGCAGCTGAGTTGTTGCTCGACCGCGCATACGGCAAGCCGAAGCAGACCAATGAGACCACGCTAAAGACCACCGAGCCGTTGGTGATCATCAAGACGAAAGAGGATGGCAATGCTTAAAGCAATCAGCATCGGAGTGGTGTTCACCCTGTTCATGGTTGGGCTTGCGTACTGCCTGGTGCTTGTGCTTCGCCACATTATCGACTGCCTGCCCGACCCGAATGATGAGGAAGAATAATGAACTTCGAACTCACAGGCAGGCAGACAACAGCATTCGAGGCAATTGAGTCAGGGCAATACCGTGTCATCGTATTCGGTGGCGCAATTCGTGGCGGCAAAACGTATTGGCTGTTGCTAACTCTCAGCTACCTTGCGCTGCAATACCCGCGCAGCCGATGGGTGATTATTCGCCGCAGCCTGCCCGACCTAAAGCGCACAACGTTTCCATCATTCAACTCGATACTTGACGATGGCGTTAACCAGTACGTGGAAAGCTGGAACCGCGACACGCAAGTAGTGACATTCATCAACGGCAGTGAGTTGCTATTCATGGCTGAGAGCTTTGACGATGACAAGGACCTCAACCGATTCAAAGGGCTCGAGGTCAATGGAGCTGGCTTGGATGAGGTGAATGAGTTGCAAGAGCAAACATTCTACAAGGTCCAAGAGCGCATCGGAAGTTGGAACAAGGCAATAGGCCAGCCGCCGATCGTGTGCCTGGCAACTTGCAACCCGGCGAACAACTGGGTGAAGTCAATCATTTACGAGCGCTATAAGGAAGGCACCTTGCCTGAGCGGTGGACATTCATCCCGAGCAAGATTACCGATAACCCGCACATACCCGCCGAGTACCTCGAGAGCTTGAAGGAGCTACCGCCAGTGCAGTACGCACGATTCGTGGAGGGCGATTGGGATGTGATGGACGATGTGGCGAATCCGTTCCTGTATGAGTGGAGCGATGATAAGCACATCGATGACAGCGTGCAGCTCAACCGCAACATGCCAGTGCACATCAGCGTTGACTTCAACATTAACCCGCTGTGTGCCTTGGTGCTTCAGCACGTTGGCAGAGGCGCTGTGGTGGTGGATGAGATAAAGATTGAGAAGGGCAGCGTGGATGCTTTCTGCGATGCTGTGCTTGCGCTCGGCATCCCGATGGGGCTCATCAGGATTACAGGCGATGCGATGGGTAAGGGTGGCACGGTTCAACAGCGAGATAACTCCAGCGCATACACGATGATAAAGCGGCGGCTCGGCATGAGCGACAGCCAGTTCCTGATACCGGCTAACCCAACGCACTACAACAGCCGCATCGATTGCAACGCAGCACTTCGCAAGCTCGACATCCGCGTGAACTCAAAGCGCTGCAAGGGATTCGTCTTCGATGCGAAGCAAGTGCAGTGCGATGCCAATGGCAGCATCATAAAGACCAATCGAAAAAACATTGCCGAGCGTGCTGACTTCTTAGATTGTTTTCGTTACTTTGTGAACGCAATTCTAAAGCGATACTTATGAGCGTATGTTCACCATGTTTCGATTCAGGCATCAGCGTTGCGGCTTGCAATGGCGGCATTCAGTTCGGCTATGTAGAGCCCGAAGAGTCTTACACCATAACGCTAACGCACAACGCGACCAAGCGCATGCAGACATTCATCGCACAGTCCGAACTTGATGGCACACTCATGATCGAGGGCGCGAAGATTGATGCGCTGCAAGGCTACACGATTAGACTTGATGGCTGTGCAAAGTTTACCATCTGCGAAGTTGAGTATGACTGCATCAGCTTCAGCGTAGTGAATAAGGACATCGTGACCGAGGAACCCGCTTTTGTAAACTTACTCGAATGCTTAGAATGCTAAAGAAACTAAAGAGCATCGCACACGGCTGGGCGCTGTGGGCGTTCGACACGAAGGAGAGCCGCGAGGTATCGAAGCCGCGCATGGCAATCTGCAAGGAGTGTCCATACCGCATCAAGCTAACGGACACTTGCCGCGAATGCGGATGCTTCCTTCCTGCTAAGACACGAGTGCCTGATGAAACCTGCCCGCTGTTACACTGGTGACATGATGACCGGCTTCATCTTAGTAAGTGCCTTGCAGCACAAGGATGAAGTGGACGAGCTGCTCGACAAGGATGAGCGATGGCTTGACCTGATTATTAACACCAGCGACATCAGCGTGGTATATGAGGATGAACACGCAGAGCGGACATTCATAACGCTAATGAGCAACGATAAAGAGATTACCACAAAGAACACACTGGATGAAATTATTCAAAAGATTAGGCGAGCGACTTCGATCAACATTTACTCGCAGTAAACCCACCACGTACAACCTCGTTGAAGTATTCAAGCATAGCGGGCATAGGTACTACCGATTCCCGAAAGAATTGAACATGCCCCTCGAGAGGTTCTCCATGAGCATGAGCCTGCTTGAGAGATTAAGCAGCGGACTAAGCGGCAGCGAGATGGAGAAGATACTCACTGAGATGGAGAAGGCACTCAGCGCTGGATTGAGCAATCCTAAGACAGCGGCATTGATGGGCGCATACATCCACGTAATCCGCGAAAGGCAGAACACGGTAATCCATCGCGATATACTGCTTAACATCGCAGCGACTTGGATAATACGTGAGGACGAGAACCCGGCAGAGATTAACCCCGACATACATCAGCAGAAGTTGCAAACATTTGAGGCGTTGAGCAAGGGGGGTGCTCACGATTTTTTTTACCGCTTGGGTATCGAGCCGCTGATGCCCTTATTCAATATTTCAGCGGACGAGTTTCAAACGCTTTGGGAGTACAACACGGTAGAACTTCGCAAGCTGCACGAGGCGTTACGCCAGTTGAGCTCTCACCGCAAAGCAGGGCTAAGAGATCAGCCGACACCTTCCGCGAGCAAGTGATGGCATTGGCTGGTGGAAGCATCTCTGAGTTCAATGAGTTAATGGCCTCCGATGTTTCAACTTATTTGCTTAAATTTGAGGCACAAATAAAGGCTCAAAATGGCAGCAGCAAAGGTTGAGATTATCTATGAGGCCGAGGCAACGAGCCTGAAGGCAACAGTCAACGAAGTAAATAAAGCCAACAGTGAAGTTGTAAAAGATGCGCAAGTGTCTGCGCAAAAGGTAAGTGACAGCTTCAAAGAGGCTGGCAATAACATTGCCAATGCTTTCGCAAATCAGAAGATTAAGACCGGCCTTGATAACCTAAACAAAGAACTTAAGCAGACCTCATCTGTTGTAATTAAGTCAGCGCAAGATGTATCTAAGTTTGAAGACAGGCTTCGTGAATTATCTGTCGCAGGCCAGCGCAACACAGACGAGTTCAAAGACATTGCTAAGGCAGTTGGAGAATACAAGTCGGCCATCATTGCCGCAGACCGTGCTGTTGAATTATACGCCAAGTCTACCGATGCAGCTACTGGGCGAATAGGAGAGCTTGAAGATAAGCTCTACGACTTAGCACTTGCTGGCCAAACCAATACTAAAGAGTTCAAGGATATTGTTAAGGAGGTTGCTAATGTCAAAAGAGCAATTCAAGAAACCGATGCACAGGTCGATGCGCTTGCGCAACGAGGTGCTAAGTTTGGTGCATTCGTTCAATCAGTGGAATTGGTAGGCTCAGCATTTCAAGCAGTTGAAGGAGCGGCTGCATTGTTCGGTGCTGAGAATGAAGAGTTGCAAAAGACATTAGTGAGGCTTCAGGCCATAATGGCTATAACTTCAGCACTTGAGCAAGGCCGCGCAATTATTACAGAACAACTTGCAGCTAAGACAGGATTGGCAACAGTTGTTCAATCTGGTTACAATGTAGTCGTTGGTACATCCACTGGGTTGCTTAAAGGATTAAGAATTGCACTTGCTGCCACAGGAATAGGTTTATTCGTCTTTGGTCTTATCGCCTTAGTTGAGAATTTTGAAAAGGTGAAGAAAGCCCTGGAGAATTCGATACCGGGATTCAAGACAGTAAGCAACGCGATTGGAGGTGTGGTAGATACAATCAAAGAGTGGGTAGGTGCATCAGGCGATGCTGAGAGAGCTGGTGCTGCATTTGATGCAGCCGCAAAGAAGCAGAATGCTGCTACCAAAGCAATAGTAGATGGGTACGAAAGACGTATCGCAGTTGAACAAGCAGCTGGAAGAAATACAACAGCACTTGAGATCGAACGTGAAGAGGCTATAATTGCTGCAAATAAGAAGATTCTTAAAGACTATCAGCTTGCATCAACTGATATAATAAAATTAAATCAAGAACAAAAACAAGCAGCAATTGAGACAGCTCAAGCAGCTAAGGACGCTGTTGATGAATCTGAGAACAATATAAAAGTAATCAGAGCAACTGCTGCAAAGGAAGCATCCGACAAAGCCAAAGAGGAAGCAAAGAAACGAGCTGAGGCTGAAAAGAAATCCGCTGAAGATGTAGCCAAGGCACGTGAAAACTTAGCTAAGTTAGAGACCGATGCTTTGCAGGCGCAATTGGATGAACGCGAAAAGATACTAAGCGAGAGCAACGCTAAGATTCAAGAACTTGAAAAGGCGTTTTTGGAATCTAAGTTTGCAGCCGGAAGTGCTGAAGAAAAGAAACTGCAAGATGCCATCTTAGCAATCAAAGAGCAAGCGGCAAAGGACATTGCAGCGATTGACCAAAAGGCACTTGAGGAGAAAGCGGCAAAGGAAAAGGAAGCAGCGGAGAAGTTAGCCAAAGAAACAAGCGATATTCGAATCGCTGGCTTAGATGCTCAAATCAATGCAATTAAGACGCTTGAGGTAACTGAAGGCACATCGCTCGAAAGAAGGATTCAGCTTATTGAATTGGATTCACAAAAGCGCCTTGAATTAGCCAAAGACAATGCCAGCGAGATAAAGCTCATCAACGCCGAGACCGAGCAAGCCATCCGAGCAGAGCGTAAGAAGTCAACTGATGAAGCAATCGACCAAGCGTTTGAGATTGCGCAGGCGGTTGCTGATACACTTGGAAGCATCATTGAGCTGCAAGGCATTCAATCGCAAAAGAGAATCGAGGAAATCAATGCGGCAAGCGAAGCAGAGAAGTTGGCAATCGAGGGCAGCACAGCAAGAGAGGTAGATAAGCAAAGGCAGCTTGATGCCTTAAACACAAGGACTCAGCTCAAGATATCAGCCGAAAAAACCAAGCAGGCGAAAGCCGAAAGGGCTGCGGCAATATTCCAAGCAACGATTGCTACGGCTGCCGCTGTTGCCAAGGCATTACCTAACCCAGTAACAGCGGGCATCGCACTTGCTGCCGGCTTGGCTCAGATTGCCATCATTGCAGCGACACCCATCCCTAAGTTTAAAAAGGGTGGACCAGTAGGCGGGCGAAGCCATGAAGCGGGCGGTACATTGATTGAAGCCGAGCGTGGTGAGTACGTTGTGAATAAGAACTCAGTAATGCGCAACCGCCGCGAACTGGATGCGATTAACACATCGAGCGCAGCGTTCAGGCGATTAATTGACGAACGTTATGTGCGCCCTGCAATACTCAACTATGCGATGAATAACAAGCGCGATGGCATTACGGTTAATGCTTCGCTGAATAGCAAGGCGATGGAGCGCAAGCTCGATAGGCTGAATAAGACAATGGCGGGCAAGCAAATGATTGTAAACATTAACGGCGGGGATTCGCGATACACATGGCAGTAGAAATTAAGTTTTTAATTGACAATCTTGACCGAGGCCAGCCGCTTAACCCTGAGGACTTCGGCATTAATATAACCGAGGACAGCAACATCGGAGCCCGCATCGTTTCGTTCGACAATGAGTTAATCTTTGGCGGCGATGTGTTCGGCTATCTTTACAATAAACTTGCAACATCGGGTTACTGCGAGCTTGTGCGGGTGACTGTGCAATATATTTGCAGCGAGGGAACGTGGGAGCACTTAGTCGATGGCTATGTAATCGTGACCGAATCAGTGTTCGACTTGGATAAGTGTCAGGTCAAAACAAAGGTATACGATGAGACCTTCAGCACTAAGATAAACAACAACAAGGGCATCCCTTTCTCGATGGCTTTGTCCTTATCTAAGAACGGCACACAGATAACCCCGCCAACGATTAGGCCGCTTGTACTATTCAATCCAGCAACAGGAAACTATGACCCGAACACTGCATTCGGTGTTGCTGTTTACGATGCCTTTGCGCATCTTGTGAACTGCATGAGCGATGGCTTAATTGACTTTGATTCGAATCTATTTGCCTATTCATTCCCGACTAACGATGTGACTGTGCTCACTGTGGGGTTAAGCGTTCGCAATTTATTGCAGCAAGATATCGTCGTGAGCTTTGAGCAGCTTTATCTCGCAATGAAGCAAAAGCTAAACCTCGGCATGGGCTTTGAAAAGCAAGCCAATGGCAGACCACTAATACGCATCGAGCCGATTGCATACTTCCAGCAATCAGGCGCATCGGCTAACCTTTACGATCAGCCTGAAATTGAAATGAAGTTCGACACAACACGGCTTTATGCGGCGGCTGAGTTTGGCGGTAATCCGTTTTTAGAGCAAGGCCAATGCGATAGCGGTAACACACAATGCACGTTTAATCAAACTCCATTCAGAGGATTCAGGATTGAGACATTCGGATTCATTGGCGAATGCAATACATCTAACATACTTCGATTAAAAACTGAAGATGTAATCTTTGACACGAATGTGATTGAGGATATGTATCGCTTCAACGTGGAGAACTATGATACCAATCCGGTAATCATACAATCTGCGTTTAACAACACGATACCGGCGGGCTATGCTGCAAATCAATATGACCCTTACAACATCGGGCAGACTGTTTATAACGGCGTGTTTACCAATGACAGCGTGAGCGGCAATTGGATTAGCGGCTATCCTAATTCGCTGTTTTCTTTTTTGGAACAGCCGTTCACGCAAAATGATACATCATTCTTTGTAGTTCGCCCGCCATCCGGTTCAACTACCGTAGCATTTGAGACTAACACAGCCTATACATCTTATTCAGGTTATAACGGGAACTTTGTTACCTGGATAGATTCAGTAGACCCGAATAACTTATTTAACTCAAGTACATACACGGTACCATTCACAGGGGTATATGTGTTTGAGGTGGTTTACTGCATAAAATTCTTCCCACAAGTATTCGATAAGTATGCGTTCTGTTCCATTAATCATTTTGATGCATTAGGCAATCCTCTTGCCACATATAACAGTGGGGTGACATTCATTGCGGGCAGCGGTGTCAGTGCTGGTATAATGCAGATAACAAAGAATCAAACATTCGTATGCAATGCTGGCGATTTAGTACGAACCGATGTATCAGCTAAGTCAAGTTTCACCGGTGGCAATACTGATATATATCTCTTCCCTACCCTGACATTTGACGGCGTTCCAGTAACGAGCTACTTTCAAGGCTTTGGTTTACCGCTTGCTCCACCCGAGCTCGAGGCTGTGGACATTAACGATGTGCAAGCCTACCTCTACAAGTTCAAGCGCCCGCTCACGATGGCAGAGATTAACGCCATCACATCGGAGACATCCAAGCCGATACAACTTGGTCGCAGGGATGACAGCCTTGCGGTGATTGACACCTACATAAAGAACATTCAGATTGAGTCAGTGATGCGCAAGGCCGCGCAATTCGAGCTACGTTCAAACAAACTACTTCCATGAGTTATACATCGATACCTAACCAACCGATAATATTTAGCAGCACATTGCCCGAGGTATGCGAGGGATGCGGCTCTGAGTTCGCCCAGCTTGCCGACTTCAACGATCAACTATTCTGGCAACTCGAAGCAGGGCAGTGCGGTTACTTGCAGTTCGATAGCGTGATTTCTAATGTCGGCTGCACGATTAACAACAGCACCATAACCTTTCCTGATTCGCCCGGCAATCAGGGCGTAGTGTTCGGGTATAAGAAGTTTATCAATTGCCTTGAGTTCAAGCTGACCATCACAATTAATACCGGCGCGATTGGTACCTTAATCGTTGGCTTTACTAACGGCGATCAGGTTCAGGTGAGCGCGGTGGGTACGCACACGATTTACTTGAAGGCTCTCGATATCCCTGCAAATAACAACAGCAACATTCAGGACTTAATCATCGCCACGAATAACACCATCCAAGAGTTCATCGGGAGCGTTACCATTGATGACTTCCAGCCGAACTGCAACGGCGCGTTATTCGCGGGCATTGTTGATGCTACAACGCTGGCTGTGGTTGAGCGGCTCGACCCAGTGCTCACAACGAAAGACCAATACCTAACGGCTGGCATTGCCTTGGCTGATTACGATATTGAACCTGGCTGCTATCGTTTAGCGATTGCTGATTTCTGCACCAACACATGCGGGCAGTATTACATCTACAATCCTTACTTCAACGATTGGGGTGGGTGCATCGATTGCCCGCCGCTTGGCTGGAGTAGCGTGGCGGTAACTGGAGCAGACACTTGGAACATTGGGGGCGGCGAGGCGCAGATTGACCTAACGGCAATCGGTAATGCCACAAGCCTTGAGTCGATTACTGAGCTATGCGAGGACACGGATTACTATGTGACCATCGAGGTCGATTCGATTGCCAATGCGCGGCTACGGCTTCAGGTGGATGGGGTTAACTACGCCACAGCCATAAGCACAGCGGGAACTTATAACTTCACGATAACAGTAACGCAGTCCGGAGCATTGAGCCTACTCGGTTCGCAGTTTGGCGCTTCGCTCGATGGCGAGATAACTGTTACGCGCATCACGGTGCGAGCTGATAAGAACTGGGCGAAGTATGACAAGTACAGCGACCTGATTCAGATTGGTGACTTCAGCGATGAATGTCGCTTCTTTAAGATTGAAGGCTGCAACGGCGAGAATCAATTCGGGCTCGGATTCAGCGGCACATCATTTCTTCCAGGCATCCGATTGGAAGGGCGAAGATTCCAACCGCAATACGATACCGATACCGACCTCTTCAGATACGCATCGGGCAGATGGCAAGCGAGCTTTGTAGATCGCAAAAAGAAACTCAGCTACCACTTCGGGCGCTTGCCTGAGTACGTGCTCGACTTCCTCTCGATTGTATTCTACTTCGATAATTGCTATGTGAATGGTGAGCTATCCTTCCCAGCCGACAATGAATTCCCGACCATTGAATACGACAATGCCGATGACCTTGGCAGCTTGACAATCGAGCTGTATAAGAAGAAGGAGAAAGTCCGCAAGACGGTATGTGTTGGCGTGGATGCTGACTGCCTACCTTCGATATTGGACAACGCAGATGAGCCGTTTATCCTTACGCAAGATAACGAGCGCATAACAACGGAGAACTTCATCAATTTGTATCAGGAATAAATTCGTATATTTGCACTACATCATAGGTACGTAGGGGTTATGCCGTCCTATTCAACAGGCTGACAATAATTAAATCTCTACTACTATGGCTTGTGTAAGCTACTGCGACTCTTCGCTACTTGACCACAACTTAGTAAACTGCAATGAATACAAGCTTGGTGGCGTGTCTGCTATCCTTGTGGGCGCTTGTGGAACCGAATTGGTTGACCCTTCAGATGCGGTCGAAGTTGAGGCATTAATCACTGCCGGAACTGCGAAGCTAATTGAGGACATCCGTTTCGCGTTGCCTGCTGGCTCACCGGTGACAGTTGACAGCCCGATCGGCTGCGGTACTCCTATTCGTATCAACGAAGATAGAACCGCAACCTTGTACGATGCAAACGTAACTGATGAAAATAATACTTTCTGGAATGATGTAAACAATCGCCGTATCGCATGGGTGCTCGCATTCATGTGCGACAGCGGAAAGGTGATTTACATCGACCCTCCTGTAGGTATTACCACATCGGCGAACTTCATCTTGCCTGAGCAGAACAATGAATTGCAGCGTTACGAAGTTACCTTCTCATGGCGCGATAAGAATATCCCAGCACAATACGATGCCCCTGCTGGCATCTTTGGATAATGGATATTCAACCAACAAATCAAAGCGGCAAGCCTACCTCGAGCGGGGTAGTGCTTGTTGCTTTTGGTAAGCCTCAGTATTATCAAGCGGCTTATCTGTTGGCCTATTCGATTAAGCGATTCAATAAGGATTTGCAGATTGCATTGATAAGCGATGCAAAAGATCGTGCTTTGTATTACTGCTATGATTTACTGCATGTGATTGATATACACGTTGAACTTCCAGAGCAGCATATATACACGAACAAGAAACTTGACCCCGGCAAGGCGAAGGTATTGCTATTCGATTACTTGCCATACCACAACAACCTATACCTTGATGTCGATGCTGTATGCCTCAAAGACTTGCAGCCTTTGATTGATATCTGCATGGCATCAGATGCGCCATATATTACTCATGTCATGGGTGAGCATACCATTGACAAAGGCAGAGACTTCAGGGACATGCAATGGGCGTGGGCTGATCATGTATGGGACCACTTTGGACTGGATACGTCCGACACGATTTACGCAATTAACAGCTCGATTCAGTTTATCAAGAAATGTGAAACGAGCGAAAAGATATACGCCATTGCCTCGAATGAATACCTCAACAACCCGATGCCGCTTGGCAAGCTTCGAATGAAGTGGGGAGGTGGCCAGCCTGATGAGCTTTATATGAATGTGGCATTCGGCAAGGCTAAGTACAAGCCGGAAGATATTGATGCCATATGCTTTCAGATGCAGAGGCAATACAGCTATTCAGAAATTGAAAGCAAGTTTTATTTAATGAGCTACTTTGGCGGCAAAGGATTCACTCCCAGCTTTTACATCGACTGGCTCGACCGAAAACTCAAAGCATGGATGCAAGAGGACGGCATCCAGCACAAATACTTCATTCACAGAATAACCGACCATAAGCATGCAGACCCTAAGCGATAAAGAAGTTGTTCGCCATGAATGGAATTCTGAAGATGAATGCGGAGCGTTTATGGCATCGCTAATCAAGATGAGCAAGTACAAGACCGTGCTTGAGATTGGAGTCTTTGAAGGCGAGACAGCACAGCATCTTATCAATGGCATTCCGCAAGGTGGTCAGTATATTGGAATTGATATCAATGACTATCGCACTGACAAGACTAAGCAAGCAATGCAAGAAGGTGGCAAATCAATTGAATTTATCCTTGGCAATTCACTCGATGAATTAAAGGATTTACCGCATGCGCATTTTGACCTTATCTTTATTGATGGAGACCACAGCTTTGACCATGTATTCGAAGAATTCAAGATTGCTGAGACTTTAATAAACCAAGGCGGGCTAATCATATTACATGATACAATCCATCTCGAGGGGCCGCGAAAAGTGGTAGAGTATGCATGGTATTATAAGTATAACACAGTCACCCTTAACACACCAGAAGGGCGTGGCATAACAATACTGCAACGATGAAAGCACTAACATTTTGCCGCTCAAAGTCATGCGGCTCGCACATCATAAACCAACCAACCACTAAAGCAACTGCGTAATGGCACTAAGCATAGAGGACATTGATAAGATTGTTCAAAGGTTTGCAATGCTGCATAAGGGCTGGGAAGCCGCAGCAATGAAGACACCTATCAATCCAATCACTAAGCAGCGCACAGGCGTGAGTCAATATCCTGAGTATTGGCCGGGGTATAACTATGCCGCTAAGATGTATGACAGCATCTTGCCGCATACCCGGCCTGACATTTACCCGGCACACCTACTCAGCGTGCGCGCACCTAACCAAACCGATGCACAGGCTGAGTATATCCGAGCGAACTATAAGCCAACAACGCTCAGCGTGTTTGAGGATTTCAAAGCCACGATAAGCCGTGCGTTCGCGGACCAGAATTGGAGCATCCGATACAGCCCCGAGCTCGAGCCAATCTTTGGCGAGGATACCTTCCAGCGCTACGTGAACCAAGAGATTGAACGCTTCGGCTCGCTTGAGGCATTTGTTAAGACCATGCTCCCAACGCTAAAGCTAATCGACCCGAATGGCATTATCGCAATCGAGCCAAATGATGTTGATACCTATGAGAATGAAGATGGCGAAGAGATAATCAGCAACGAGCTGATAAGGCCGATGCCTGAATACTACTCATGCAAGAGCATTGTCGGGCAAGATTATGGCCAGTATTACATGGTCATTACAGATGACTATTCAAAGGTGCGCAACGGCAGCAAGGAAGAGAAGAGCGGCATCGTGTTAGAGATTTATGACACGATGAACATCTGGAAGGTGTATCAAATCGGCAAGAAGTCGGACTACACATTCAGCGAACCTGAGCTATACTATTCGCACAACCTTGGCTATGTACCAGCGCAAAAGCTGCAAGGGATGCCGCAGCTTATCGGTGGTGAGATTAACTTCCAGTCTCCATTCATCACAGCCGTGCCATTGCTCGACCAAGTGATTCTCGATGAAAGCTACTTGCAAATCAGCAAAGCCACAAGTGCGTTTCCGTTTATGGTGGCGCTGGGTGAGATTTGCGAGTTCACCGATCGCGAGGGTAACAAGTGTCAGGATGGGCAAATCTTTGACCCCATCAATGGCGGGTACCGTACATGCTCGAGCTGTAATGGCTCAGGTGTTAAGAGCCGATTCAGCCCAACAGGAATGCTACTGATTAAGCCTAAGACAGCATTGAGCGAAGGTGACAGCGCACTTAGTGGAGAGTATCTGAAGTTCGTTAGCCCACCAATGGACACGCTGAACTTCCTTCGCACCGAGATTGAGCAACAAATGGCAAAGGCTCGCAGGATATTGCACTTGCCAAGCTCAGACGAAACAGGAACCATCGGCGAAGCATCGACAGCCACAGGCTCATTGAATAAGCTACGTGCTCTCTATGCGTTTATTAAGCCTATCTCTGACCAGCTATTCAACCTTTATGAGTTCTGCTTGGTGACGATGGGCAAGATGCGCTACGGCGAAAACTTTGGCGGTGTCAATCTTGTGTACCCGACATCATTCGACATCAGCACCCCGAGCGATTACTTGGCTGTAATAAGCGAAGGTGTTAAGGCAGGCGTACCGCCATCGATTACCTTCAGCAATGTCTACAACTACATAAAGGCGATTCACTACACCGATGAAGAGACAAGTGCTGTTTATGACTTAATCCTCAACGCTGATGAATTGCTACTGATGAGCTCGGCAGATATCGCCCTGCGCGTTGCTAATGGCACCATCGAGAAGTACCAAGATGTAATTCATCACAGCGCACCACAGTTAATCATGGAGCTTATTCGCAATCATATCCCGACCGAAGATGCTGAGCGCTTCATCGACCTACCGATGGCCGAGCAGATTGCAGCACTTAACCGCTTAGCATCAGATAGGATTGCCGTGCAGCTCGACCCGATTCAACAGGCGCAACAGGAACTTCTGAATGGCATCATTTGATTCGCTCGTAAACCAAAAGATTAAGCTCTTCGAGTCGGTGCCGGATAAACTGGCAACGGCTGCGATTAAGACACAGGCTGAGATATGGCGCAAGATTCGCCCGATTCTCGATGATATGGATGTCACAGCAGCCGGAAACATCGAGCAAACCGAAGGCAACATTAGGCGCATTGGTTTGATTGCTGATGAACTCAAGAAGGTGCTCGCGGGCAGCGAATATAAGGAGGCGGTTCGCTCTTTCCTCGGCTCAATCGATGAAGGAGTGCAGCTGACTAACGAGATTGCACGAACATTCGAAAGCGCATTCGAGCCGACCGAAGTGCAAAAGCAATTGTTGCAAATATCCAAGCAGAATGCGATTAACACATTCTTTGGCGCTGGCTTGGATGCTCGATTCACGCAGCCCTTCCTCGAGCAACTAACCACGAACATCGCAGCACGCGCACCACTACGCGAGGCCGTTCTTGCATTGGAAGGGATTGTCACCGGAACGGAGGCGAATGATGGGCGGCTGCTTGCCAACATCAAGACCACAGCCACCACCGCGCAAGCCGTTGCAGACCGAAGCTACTCAGCCGCTGTCAATGATGAGCTCGGCATCGAATGGTTTGAATACCTCGGCGGTGAGATTGACACAACGCGGCCATTCTGCGAAAACCGTGAGGGAGGCATCTACCATCGCAAGGAAATTGAGGCATGGGGCGCGGGTAAGAATAGTGCTGGCATCAATGACATTCGTGACGGCTCATGGGCTGGGCGCATTGACGGCACAGATAGTAAGTCGATATTTACACTTGTAGGGGGGTGGAACTGTCGGCACTATCTTGTGCCAGTGCCCGAAAGAAAAGTGCCGGAGACGGTCAAAGCTCGAGCGAGAGCTGAGGGGTTTATTGATTAATTACTTATGCTTAAACATTGACACGGTATTGCGTTCATCCGCTTTGAATTCTGTCACCACTTCAGGCCCAGTTGTAAAGTCATTAGCGAAGTGAGAATAAACCACATAATTGAAGCTTGCCATGTCCATCGGTATTGATGCTTTTTGCACATTGAAATATGTTTCATTTGCCATCAGCTGAAAGAATCTAAGGGCAATAGAATAAGCACCGCCAACAACGCCACAATTCAACAGGGCCAAGCTCCTTGCATGTCTATACAAACTCATGTACTTGGGGCTTTTGCAATGCCGCCATTGGTTTAACTTTAACCAAGGGCTGGAAAGTGTCTGGCCTTTCTCATAGCCGACATACAGCAAATTCTCATTAACCTCAAAAGGATTACGAAGCACCTCAACATCGGTCGCATCCACGCACCACACATGGCTTGCTCTATTCTTTTGGATGTAGTCCAACTGCATCAACCAGCGAAAGTCATTCGGGCTGAATTTATGGTCCGGATTTTCTATCTTTATAAATTCGGTTGTGCCTTGATTTTCAAAGTCGCAATTGGTTAAGATGACCAATCGAATTCCTAAATCTTTGCAGCTATTCATTAAGGGCAAAAGCTGATCCACTGCATTGGGCAATAAAGTCTTTCTCTGTGGATCAATCGAGTAATTAAAATAACTTGACAGCACATAAGGCTTTTGCAATCCGGTGTCAGCTTCTTTGTAAGAAACAAAAGCTTTGCTATCTCTTTGCTGAGATAGTCTTCTATGGCTGAGGTAACTTTGCGCCGCAACATCTAACCTTGAGGTCCGAGAATTACCAGCCTGATCCAAGCAATAAAACAAAGGCTCTGATACATCCATGAAAGCATGCGGAATTAGTCCAGCATTCTTGGCTCGGATAGCGTAGTCCAAATGCTCATCACCATAAAGCGCATACTGGTCATCGTAACCGCCTATTTTATCCACTACACTTTTATTGATATACACCATGCAGCCGCAAGGATTTGAATACCATTTATGGGCACCGTATACTTTCAGTAGGCGATTGCCATTTTGGATTCTTCTTGCCACAACCGAAAAGGTGTAGGAAAGCAATGGCTGATGACTTTCGACATAGGCTTTCCACCAATCCGGTGAAGTAGGATAGCAATCATCATCTGACAAGAATAGCTCATCACAGCCTTTGTCAATGAGCAGCTCGATACATTTGTTTTTTGCTTTTGCAATTCCAACATTGACATCGAATCGATGGTCCGCATCTGGGTATGGGTCAGCGCTTGCATCATCTACAACTATCATTATGGCATCACTCGGAAGCAATGCTTTCCACTTGGCAACTGTATCAAGCGCGGTGTCTCTGCGATTGTGGGTGGTTATTGCTACTCCTATCATGTGTATAAATAAAACTCAAAGTTAAAGTATTTTAGGCATTGAAAACTTTCTTACCTTTGAATCATGAGACATTTAATACTCTCAGATGGCCGAATCATTCAAGCATCCGATATGGTGGCCGAGCACCTACTTACTAAGAAGGGCGCAAAGGAATTAATATTGCAACCAATTAACACCCCTCAAATATATGCCGATCAAACCGGAGGAAGCGCTGGAGATAGTGAACTTCCTAAACCTAAACGAAGCCGAGAACCTCGAGGAAGCAAAGGAGAAGTTTCAGGAGAACTGGGTAAACAGCAAGGAGCTAAGCGAAAAGCTCGGAAAGATTAACGGCACAATTGCCCACGTTGCTAAACGAGCATTTGAGCCCTTCGGAGTTACGCTCACTGAAGAAGATTTCAAGGACAAAAAGGCGCAAGATGTTTTACGCATGGCATCCGAGCGAGCTCGAGAGGCTTATGAGAAACAGCAAGAAGAGTGGCAACAGCGAGCCGATAAGTCGGGCAGCGAAGAGCTGGTGAAGGAGTGGGAGAAGAAGCACAAATCACTCGAGCGCAAACTTACTGAAGTTGACACTGCAAGGCAAGAAGCCATTAACCAGTTCGAGCAATTCAAGATTAAGATTGCGGACGAACAAAAGCAGAGCAAGATTAACCACACCTTCGAGAAGGAGCTCTCAGCCATCAAGCTCGACCCATCGGTGAATGAGTTTACCATCAAAGGCTTCAAAGCTACCATCGGGGAGAAGTATGCAATCGACTTGGAAGACGATGGCAATATATTCGTTAAGGATAAGAACAGCGGCGAGCGATTGAAGAGCAAAGAGAAAGCGGGCTCATTCCTGAACCTCTCCGATGTGCTGCTTGCTGAAGCTACGGCGGCGGGCATCATTATGAAGAACCCATCGGCTGGGCAGCGTGTACCGAGACCGGGGCAGGCTATCATCCCGCCGATTGAAGCACAGACCGACAAACGCATGAAAGGTGTTAACCCTCGATTCTTTACCAAATGACAATCAAGCAAGCGTATAAGATATTGATGCACCACGCAGATTGGCGGCAAGGCAAACACAGCGAAATGGTAAGCCCTGCCGACCTCACAAAAGCACTTGAGATTGTGCTTACATATCTCGAAAATAAACTAAGTCAATCGACCTATGCCGGAGTATGAGGGGTACAATGTCACGGCATCCGATCGCGCTGGCAAAAAGTATAAAGCGGTAGACGATGACGGCAATGAGATTCACTTTGGCGCTGAAGGGTATCGGATTAACCCCGGCACGGATGCAGGCAACTCTTACTGCGCTCGTAGTAATGGCATCCCTTCTCCGAAAGGCTCGGCGAATTGGTGGGCTCGGCAGCTTTGGAGCTGCGAGGGGCGAAGGTCGGTAAGTGATAAACCTTTTTTTGGTAGAATCGAATTGCCTTAGTATATTGCAGCTCGTTCTTTATTCTCTCATACTAATTGTTTAGGCACAATTTGAAAAGGCTTGCAGCAATGCAGGCTTTTTTTATTTATCTTTGCACCATCTATGATGTAGTGAGCCGCAACTTATCGCGGCAAAGTAGGCGCACCTGTCGGCCTTTGCAACTGGCAGAAACTCCAAACTACATTATCATGTCTATATCTCGCATTCTATCAGAGTGTCCTAATGTGCAAATGTCACTTAGCGAACTCTTCATCGAAGTTGGACAGCGTGAGCAATTGCCTTTCTTAGAGTTCTTGCTTTCGCCTGAAAACGCAAAACTAATCCGCACTGAGGTTGCAC